CCGCCGCCTGGAGCTCGAGCTTGCCGTAACGGTCCTCCATTTTCAGCTTTTCCAGCACCGGGGCGAGGCGCGAGGCGCCCCGGGTCTGGCCGTCGCGGTGCTTGTCGAACCAATGCAAAACAACCGGGCGGCCCCACTCGGTCTCGCGCTCGACCCGGAGCCATTCGCGGCGATGACCGCCGCCCCACCAGTCGGCGTCGTGGCCGCGCTGGAAGTGATAGGCGGTCGCCGCGCCGTCCTCGTCGATCTCGACGCCGCCCCGGAGGTCGGCCCGGTCGGGCCGCCGGTGCGGGTTGGTCAGGAGGTCCGGGTCGACAACCCGGAGCACGGTATGAGTCGGCCGGTCCTCGCGCCATTGCAGAACGCCGAGCGCGTCGCCGTCGATAAAGGCGTGGCGATAGGCCAAGCCGAGCAATTGCGAGACCGGCAGTTGCCGGGCCGCGTCGGCATAGCAGCGCGGGTCGTCGGCATAGGAGCGCCACCGCGCCTCGACCTCCTCGCGCCACTCCGCCGCCCATGTCTCCGGCAGGCCGAGGGCCTTCCAGTCCGGCTTGAGCATCGGCCGGAAGCTGGCCCCGATCACCGCGTCGAGCTCTTTCGTCACCGAGCCGGCGGCCCACCCCGAATTGCGGACAACGTCGCGGGCGCGGGCCGTGATGGTCTCGCGCTCGCGGAGGAGCTCGCCGTCGGCCGAGCCGAGCGACGGGCGCCACAGCGCCATTGTCTCGGACGCCGTGTCGCCGGCCTCATAGGCCGCGACCGAGGACCCGGCCACCTGGACCGAGCGCGCGACGGCCGCTATGCGCCGCCGCCCCGCCTTGATGCGGACCCGCTTTTTCATTTGAATACGACCCCCATTGGCGGCGAGCGCCGGCCGCCGAGGCCGAGCTGCATTTTCAGCTCCGCGATATAGGCGCGGAGCGTCGGCACGTCGGTTTTGCGGAACGTCGCCGCCTTGCCCTTGTGCGTGACCGAGGCCGCCGAGGCCCCGGTCTGGAGCTGGTGCAAGGCCGTCTCGGCCTCGGTAAGCCATGTCTGCAAGGTCGCCTGGTCGGCCATTATGCCAGCCCCTTCGCAATGCGCGCCAGCCGCTCGGCCCGGGTCTCGACCGGGGCTTCCTTGGCCTGGGCGAGATCCTCGGCGCGAACCGCGAGCGAGTTGTCCGGCGCCGGGCGCGCCCATGCGGGCGCCCGGGTCCAGTTCATCTTGTCGAGGCCGAGGCGCACCGCGCCGGCCGAGGCATAGGCGCAGAGGTCGAGCGCCTCATTGCGCGCCCCCGTCGAGACCATGCGCCAGCCATTCGGCCCGCGCTCCTCGGCGCAGAGCTCGGCGAACACCTGGTCCGGCAAGTCGCGCGACAGATGCAACTTGCCCGGGCCGGGCTCGGCCCGGCTGGCCGCGTTCCAGACCTCGTCCTTGAGCCGGTTGGTGTTGAGCGCCAGCACCGGGACCTCGCCCCGCGCGCCGGCGTTGCGGTCTTTTCGTTTCGAGTCGGGGAACGTCTCGGCCACCCGCGGCGCGCCGTCCGGCGTTCCGCCCTTGACCAGCGACACCCGGCCATGCAGGCGGCGGCGGCGGAGCCCGCGCCACCAGTCGTAAGCGTTAGCGGTCACGCCTTCGGAGCCGCCCGAATCCACAAGCACCAGCTTTATGCGGAGCTCGAGCTCCGGGTCGGCCTCGGTCGGATAGGTCCGGGCCAGCACCGACTCCTCGATCACCCGCCAGTCCTCGAGATAGGCGCCGGGGTCGAGCATGCGCCCGGCCTCCTCGCCCTCGCCCCGCCCCGGCGCTCCGGCCGGCGGCGTGAACAGCTCGAAACGATCGACGAGCCACCGCTCGCGGCGCTCGCCCCATGCCTCGACCTGGACCACAAAGCGGTTGCCCTGGACGTCGACTGCGGCGACCAGCACCCGCGCCGCCGCCGGCACCACCCGGAGCGGGAAGGCGTCGGCGCTCTGGCGCAGCTTGTCGGCGTCGAGCCGCGCGCCTTTCTGCGCCCGGTAGAGATAGGGCAAGCCCTGGTCGGCGGTGCGGGTCGCCTTGAGCGGCTCCTCGTCGCCGGTCGCCTCGAGATGGCGGGTCGCGTTGACCTCGGCGGCGACGAGATCCGCCCATGTCGCGAACGTCGCCGCAACGCCCTTGAGCCAGTAAGAGGCGACGTCGGTGTTGCGCCGCTCGCCGACAACCTCGCCGCCCTCGACCCGCTGGCCCTCGTGGACCCACAGGCCGGCGGCCAGCATCTCGCGCCGGAGCGCGAAACCCGCCAGCGCGCCGCAATGCGGGCAAGCCATCTCGGCCGCCTCGCCGGCCTCGCGCGGGTCGGCGCTGGCGGGATACTTGAGCTTGTCGAAGTCGCCCTCGAAATACTCCTCGCAATGCGGGCAAGGCCAATGCAGCCGGCCCCGCGTTCCCATGTTGTAGACCGACAGAATCCCGGTCGTCGGCGGCGCCTCATGGCCCGCGCCCGGCTTCCAGTCCGGTTTCAGAATCGGCCGGCCTGGCGAGCTTTCAATGCACACCATCGCCGAGGAGCCGAAGGTCCGGGTCCGCGGCTTCAACAGGTCGTAGAGCGCGCCCTCGCCGCCGACATTCTCCGGCGTCGCGTCATAGTCGGTCGCGCCGACCCGGGGAACCGGGCGGCCGCGGAGCTCGTTTTGCGACGGCCACGCGAGCGAAAACAGCATGCCGGTCTTGAACGCCCACCGGAGCATTGACGAGCGCGAGCGGTCGAGCAGCTCGGCGAGCTCCGGGCAGTTGTCGACCATCGGGCGCAGCCGGCGCTCGCTGAAATCCTCGGCGATGCCTTTCGTGGTCTGGACAAGAAGCATGTCGGCCGGATCGCAGATCGCCGAGTAGAGAAGCCAATTCAGGAACAGCGCGTCGGTCTTGCCCGACTGCGCCGGCCCGACAAAGCAGGTCGTGCGGTAGAGCCGCGAGGTCAGCGCCTCCATCGGCTCGACCAGTTGCGGCACCGTCGCGTTGCGCCACGGGCCGACATAGCCGCCGCCGAGGTTGTTTAGAAACCGATACTTTTCCGCCGCCTCGGCGACCGTGACCAGCTCCGGCGGGCGGAGCGCCTCGGCCGCCGCAAGCCGCGCCTGGACCGGGGCCGCGAACTCCGGCAGGGGTTGCTTGATCTCGTCAATGATCCTCGCGGGCGACTTCATTCTGTTTCATCATCCGGTGCAAGTTGCCGATCAGGTCGACCGAGGCGCGGTGCACCTGGTCGGTTTGCTCGGCGGTCAGGCCGGCGTCGCGGGCCAGCGTATCGGCCAGACCGAGGAGCGCCGCGCGCAAGTAAGCGAAGGTCTGGCGATAGTCGGCCTCGACCCGCTCGAGGCGGACCAGCCGGCCGCGCTCGAGTCCGATCATGTCGCGTTGGCGGGCAATCTCGTAAAGCCGCTTGATGTCGGTTGTCGACAACCCGAGGCCGAACAGATCGTCGTCTTCAGGGTCGCCGAGCGATAGCTGGCCCTGGAAATCTTCGATCGCCCGGGCATGGTCTGTCTTGACGCCCCGGCTCTCCGCCCGATGCCGCTTGAACCACTCGCCGCAAGCCTCGGCGTCGAACTCATAGTTGACGCCGTTTTTGCCCTCGGACAGAACCGGCATGCCCTCGGCTCTCAGAGTTGCAAGGGTCGGGACCGAGACCCCGAGGACCCTCGACAACTCAGTTTGATTAAGGATCAGGGTCATAACAACAAGAAAAACAAGAACTTAAGGCCCTTGTTTAACCCTCCCCGAATGGTGACCCGAGCCTTGCGGTACCCGCGTTGCGCCCACCCCCCGGGAAGGACCCGTCGAATTATCCGACGGGTCCACCCACCGGGCAGGTAGGAGTCAGGTCTCGCCGAGCGCCCTGGCGAGTGCCGCGTTGAAGTTGCCGGCGTGTCGCGAGGCGACCACCGCCGAGACCGTGTCCTCAAACTGCCAGCGCGCCGGCACGTCAACCGAGTCGGTCAGGACGTATTGCAGCTTGCGCCGTTGCCCCCCCCGGGCCTTGCCCCGGCGGCGTTTTCCGCCCGCCCGTTTCCAGACCCCGAGCGCCCCGTCCTCGCCAGCAAGCGGGGCGAGGAAGTACCCGGGCTTTTTCAGAAGCGCGCCGGGCCATTTCGAGCGCGGGGTCACGCTGGTCTGGCGCGGCCGGGCGCCGACCGGCACCGCGACCCGGCCGCCGCCGCGGCCCGTCTTGGCGCCGCCGGCGTCCTGCAACGCCATGAACGCGTCGACGGTGCCGACCTGGGCCTTGATGTCGCCGAGGCGGGCCGACTTGCGCGCCGACTTGATGCGGATTCCCTTGGCGACGAACGGGCGGCGGATTGTGAAGCGGTCGCCGAGGTCGCCCCGGACCCGCGCCTGCGCGTCCTGGGCCGTCCGGGTCAGGGACAGCGCGGTTGCGAATGGAAGCTGTTTCTTGACCTTCGCGTCAATCCAGCGATCGAGGCCGGCGAGGTCGAGCTCGGCGTCAATCTCGGCCATCGCCGAGCCTTTTGCGCCGTCGCCGCGCAATCATCGCCTCATTGAAGTTGCGCCAGATGGCGGTCCCGGCGACGGCGACGCCGAGCCCCCAAGCGAGGTCGCCGACCACGAACGAGACGCTG